ATACTAATGCTCATACTATGGCTATGCGTTTAATTGCAATGGCAGGTAATATGAGTCAAGCAATGGCCGAGAACTTATTAAAGAAAGACCCAGAAAAAGCAAATGAAATACTATTACTAAACAACCATTTGTTCTGGTCATTTGAATCTACACCTACATTAAAAGATTTAGATGAAGAGGTGTCTGCATTTGAAACAGTATGGGGCAGAAGCCCTACACTTATAGTTGTAGATAACTTGATGGACATAGCAATGGATGGACACGAAGAGTTCCAAGGTATGCGAGCAGCAATGAAAGAACTTAAGTATCTAGCCAGAGATACAAACGCAGCAGTGCTTGTATTGCACCATACCAAAGAAGGTTTTGAAGGTTATCCATGTCAATCAAGGTCATCTATTCAAGGTTTAGTTAATCAGATACCAGCAATGGTATTAACTATTGGGCAGATGAAACAAGGAGATGATAACTTTTTGTGTGTAGCCCCAGTTAAAAATCGTTATGGTAAGGCTGACCAGACAGGTAATAATTATGTAACTCTTTCATTTAATCCTGAGTCTATGCATCTAGATGATGTTATGATTCGGTACCTACCACAACAACAGGAGTTGGGATGAGCAATCCACGCAAAGCAAAAGGTTCCAGTGCTGAACGAGATGTAGTTAATTGGTTAAAGAAATGGTTCCCTTATGCAGAGCGTAGAATTGCAGGTGCTCATCTAGATAAAGGAGATATAGCAGGAGTTAATGGTGTAGTTATAGAAGTAAAGAACTAAACTACGATGAGAATAGATTTAAATGTTTTGGTTGTGAAGTTAAAGGCGATGTATACGATTTAATAATGTACAAAGAAGGAGGTAAATACAGTGAGGCTATCAAATTCGCAGAGAACATATCTCTTTCAAGCAGCGGAGGAATACGCAAAACACATTCATCTAGCAGAGGAGTATCTTTCAACCCGTCATCTCTCGGTAGACGAAGCGAAAAAGTTTCATCTGGGGATAGTGAAAGACGCTCTTCCAGGTCACGAGAGTTATAAAGGTGAGTTAGATACAGTAGTACTATCAGCCAAAACTAATCATCCATCTATTGGTATTCCAGGAGTAAATAACTGGAAGCCATACTATGGAAAGATACTAGATGATTTTGAAACAGTAATTGTATTAGCAGATGGAGATAATGCAGGACTTGAATTTGGTAAGAAGTTAAGTAGAGAACTACCTAATGTTAATTTATTACAAATGCCAGAAGGCCACGATGTTAATAGCATCATAGTACAAGAAGGAAAGGAGTGGTTAGATGAGCGAATTAGAAAATGTTTGGGAGAGTGATGAAGAGTTTTGGGATTTTGTAGGACAAAATAAACGTATGGTTGGTATGTCAATTTCTGATGGCCAAGGACTAGACATACTTAATGCACTACGAGATATCTATTTAACTATAGATAAAGAACCAGATAGTGCAAAGCGAATGCTTACACTACTAGCCACAGTTATATATGCCAGCAGCATAGGTGAAGGTCAGCAGTTTACAGATGAAATACAAGTACTATCGGCAATGGAACAATTTGATACCAGTATTAAGGAGATACTAGATGAAGAATCCAGGTGATATAGATACAATTACAAATGAATTAACTACTATTTTACTTAAGAAACAACAAGATTATGGCCCATTAAATATAGCCCACGCTCCAGGCGGGGCTATGAATGGACTAAGAGTTAGGATGCACGACAAGTTAGCAAGGCTAAATAACCTAGTAGATAAAGGAAACACGCCGAACTATGAGAGTATAGAAGATACCCTTATAGACTTGGCTAACTACGCTATAATCGGACTATTGGTACAAAGAGGACAATGGGAAGGCGCTGATTAAAAAGTGAACGAGGCGTGGGTACAAGAGTATGAGTTGCTTGTATCCTCCCTTGCCTCCGAGTATTTTAGAAAGTATCCTATGGTTGAACCTGCGGATATTAGACAAACATTATGGATGTGGTTTGTTACCCATCCAGTTAAATATACAGAGTGGTCTAAGTTACCAGCCAAAGATAAAGAAAAACTAATTGCTAAATCATTACGAAATGCAGCACTTAAACATTGTGAAAAAGAAAAATCTACCAAGGTTGGCTATGAACTAGCCGACCTTTATTACTATGACGCTTCAGTTATTGAGGCGTTTCTGCCATCTATTATTGCAGATAGTTATGAACTGCCTAATAAAATTAAAGACCTTAACTTTAAGTTTGGTAAAGGCGAAGTTACAGATGGAAACAATTGGCTAGTCCTACGGTCAGATATAGAAAAAGCATTCAATCAATTAGCAGAGGCTAAACAAAATATTTTAAGACTACGTTTTACTGCAGATAACTACGAGTGGAGCGACTTAGCCAAAGAATTAAATACCTCTGCAGACGGTGCAAGAAAACGAGTTGAACGTGCAGTTAATTCTTTAGTCAGAATATTAGGTGGTTGGCGTACATATAATGATATAGATGTAATAGAAAATAAACCAGAGGATAATGATGAACGACCAGAATCCTAAAGAAATAAAAGATTTGTTTAGAAAAGATTACAGCAAGGCTATGGATTTACGAGGCCATCCCATTGGGGATATATGTGTATGTGGTTCAGAATTATTTACTGCTATAGTAGCCTTTGAAATGGGAGAGATTTGCTTTTACTTTCTAGATGGTGAGTGCGTAGATTGTGGTTCACTAGTCACTTTACCTACCCCAATAGACGACCACGGAATGGACTGTGACTAATGGATTCTAAAATAAACTCAGAGGCTAAGTGTCCTAATTGTTCTGAAGTTATATGTACTTCTAATCTAGATATAGACCAAGCAGTAATAGATATAGTTGCATTTCATTATGCAGATTGTAAGGATAAATAAATGCCATACTATGACTTTGAACCAATAGACGACCACGGAATGGATTGTGACTAATGCCTTTCTATGATTTTGAATGTAAAGTATGCACAGTAGTAGTAGAAACAAATGATTCTGCTGCACCATTTTGTACCTCTTGCGGAAACTTAATGGTTCGTATATGGTCCTCCACACCAGTGCACTTTAAAGGAAGTGGCTTCTACTCAACGGGGGGATAAGATTAAAAGACTACGTCACCTATTTTGTTTTAATTATATGTGGAAAGTAATAGACCCAAGTAAATCTTTATGGCATCTTAAGTGTACTAAGTGTGGTTATCAAGAGGTGATTAATCTTGGTTAATTATCCAAAATGGAAAGATACGCCAGCGTGTGCTGGTATTGATGTAGAAATATTTTTTACTGAAGAACGAGGTAACTTTCAGAATCTTGACTATGTTAAAAAAATGTGCAAGACTTGTCCAGTACGAATCGAATGCTTTGATTATGCAATCGACAACCTAGTTCACGGATTGTGGGCAGGAACTACTATGGAAGAAAGGAATAGATACAGAAGTAAACACGGAATAATTGGTAAGACAGTTGTTCCAGCCTCTGTATTTGATGATGTCTACTATAGTCAACTTGAGCAAGGATGAAGTAAGAGTCTGCACTTTACTAGCAGTAGAGCGCTGGCTTACTAAGTTTGGTTCTAAAGATAAACCTAACTATGCACAAGGTAAGTTAGATGGTAAGTTAGAGCCAGAAATAAATGCAAACATACGGGCTAATGTGTGTGAATGGGCAGTAGCAAAACAATATAATCTAGGATGGAACACGCCTTGGTATCCAAATGCATTGCACGCTAAGCGATATCCAATATCTGATGTAGGAAATAACATAGAGGTTAGGTCTATTAGAACTCAAACTAGTATTCCTTTTTGGGGCAAAGACAAAGGTAGAATTATTATTGGAACTAAATGTTTAGATACGGAATATTATTCTGAGGTAGAAATTTTTGGCTATATAAAGCCAGAACAGTTTACTAAAGAAGAATACTATGATAGTTATATAAACGGATGGCGTGTACCTATAACAGAATTTAAGGAGTATGATGTCAAAACTATCTGACTTTGATTTAGATTTATCAGTTGGACACGAAGGCGAGTCCCTCGTTAATCAACTACTAACTAATGGCAAAACCATTGAGGTTAAGACAGACCTTAAGTGGAAGAACACTGGTAACTTATATATAGAAACTGTATGCTGGTCTCACAATAATAGTGAGTGGTATCCATCTGGTATCTCTACAACTAAGG